GGCGATGGAAATGCCCGATAGCGTCCGAAAGGGGCAGATCAACATCCTGCCCGGCATCTGTCAGAAGGTGCAGGCTGGGCCGGCCGACTCCGCCATTTTCAACACCGGCGACAACGAGTTTTCTATTGCCGAGAAGATGAAGCGCCAGGGCGTGGAGTGGAAGCCCTCCGACAAGCGCCCGGGTAGCCGCAAGAACGGCGCCGCGCTGTTCTGCGACCTGCTGGAAGCCTCCCTGAAGGGCAAAGAGGCCGAGTCAGGGCTGCCGGAGGACCCGGCGTTCTACGTGTTCGAGCACTGCCGGGGCTGGATGAGCCGCGTTCCCAAGCTCCCGAGAGACCCCAAAGACCCCGACGACGTCAACACCAAGGCCGAAGACCACGACTGGGACGCAACCCGTTACCGCGTGCTGGCCAAAAAGGCGATGTCCACGGTGAAGTCCCTCCATGTATAACCAAGGCACCAATCATGAGCGACGTTCGCACCCCAACCAAGGCCGTTGAGGACATGGCGCAGCACTGGCCGCTCATCAACGCGTTGCTGGGCGGCACAACCGCCATGCGGAACGCCGGGAAAACCTACCTGCCGCAATGGCCCGGAGAAGATGGCGCCGCATATAAAAACCGCTTGGCCACGGCCACGCTGTTTCCTGCTTTTGCTCGTACGGTAGAGGTGCTGTGCGGCAAGCCATTTTCCAAGCCCATCACCTTGGGCGAAGACATCCCCGGCAGGATCAAGCGGTGGTCGGAAGACATCGACCTGCAAGGGCGAAACCTGCACTCCTTCGCAGCGAGTCTTTGCCAGGCAGCTCTGTCGCACGGCCTCGCTGGCATCTTGGTCGATTATCCGCGCGCAGAAGGGCTTCGCACGGCCGCGGATGAGGCGGCTGCTGGTGTAAGGCCATATTTCGTCCAAATCAAGGTGGAAAGTCTGCTTGGCTGGCGGGTGAAGAGAGAAAACGGCGCGTTTTCGCTGGCCCAACTGCGCTTCCTTGAAGTTGTGGTAGAGGACGATGGCGACTTTGGCGAGAGGGAGATCGAGCAGGTTCGCGTGCTATACCCCGGAAGTTGGGAGGTCTGGCGCGAGGCGGACGGCAAGGACGGGAAGAAGGAGTGGGTGCTGTTCGATAGTGGACTCACCTCGCTTAAGAAAATCCCGTTTGTCCCGGTTTACGGGAACCGATCCGGCTACCTGATGGCCATGCCGCCGCTGCTCGAGCTCGCGCACATGAATGTCGAGCACTGGCAGTCAAAGAGCGACCAGCAGACGATCCTGCACGTTGCACGCGTGCCCATTCTGTTTGGAAAGTGCCTTGGCGATTCGGCAATTGTGGTGGGAGCCGGCACGGCCGTGTCTGGCGACAGTCCTGATGCGGATCTGAAATTTGTCGAGCACTCTGGCAAGGCCATCGAAGCGGGAAGACTGTCAATCCTTGATCTTGAAGATCGCATGCGCCAGATCGGCGCCGAACTGCTGGTGATCAAGCCCGGTAACACCACCGTCACGCAGACGATTGCGGATAACGAGCAGGGCATGTGCGCCCTCCAGCGCATCGCCCAGGATGTCGAGGACGCAATCGATGCCGCCCTGCAGCTAATGGCTGAATGGGTTGGGGAGAAGACCGGCGGTCATGTCCAGATTTACCAAGATTTCGGCGTGGCCACGCTGGCAGAGGCCTCACTGGAGCTGCTCCGCGACATGAACCTCGATGGAACCTTCTCCGATGAGTCCCTATTTGCCGAAGCGCAAAGACGCGGCGTGATTCGCCCTGAAGCCAAGTGGGCGGACGAGAAGAAGCGAATTGCTGAAAACACTCCTAAACCAGGGGCGGTTCAACTCAGCGATTGACAGCAATATTTTGAAAAACAGGCCGCAGCTAACCGCTGCGGTTTTTTTGTTGCCGTGAGGTGGATGCCGAGCGGTGGACCGGGCCGGATGGCCCATCGATAGAGGCAGGATGGCCAAATATGAAACTGAAACTTGATGAGCATGGGCATGTGGTGGTGCAGGATGGCAAACCGGTCTACGTGCACGACGATGGCAAGGAAATCGCTTTCGACGCCGCGGCAACCGTGGCAACCATTTCCCGCCTGAACGGTGAGGCGAAATCGCACCGGGAGCGCGCGGAAGAGGCGGAAAAACGAGCCAAGCTGTTCGATGGCATCGAGGATCCGGAAGCTGCCCGCAAGGCCCTCGATGTCATGAAAAACCTCGACGACAAAAAGCTGGTGGATGCCGGCGAAGTCGAAAAGGTGAAGGGCGAGGCGGTGAAGGCCTACGAAGCCAGGCTGGCCGATCAGAGCAAGCGTCACGCGGAGGAGCTGCAAGGCCTTCAGCGTGAACGTGATCAGCTGCAGGGCACCCTCTACGAAGAACGGATCGGCGGCCACTTCGCCGCCTCCAAGTTTATCGCCGAGAAACTCGCCATCCCGGGCGACATGGTCAAAGCGGCATTCGGCCAGGCGTTCAAGATCGAGGATGGCAAGACGGTCGCCTATGACGCCTCTGGCAACAAGATTTATTCCCGCATCCGCCCCGGCGAACTCGCCGGTTTTGACGAAGCGCTGGAATCGCTCATCGAGCATTACCCCTACCGAGACCAGATTCTGAAAGGCTCGGGCGCCAGCGGTGGCGGCGCCCAAGGCGGCGGGAATGGCTCGGGCAGCGGCTCGAAGTCTCTTAACCGCGCGGCATTCGACGCGCTCTCCCCCGACAAGCAGATGGCCCACGTCAAGGCTGGCGGCGTCATCACCGACTGAAATAGGACACCATGGCAAATACCCTTACCTCGCTGGTCCCCGACCTGTACGAAGCGCTGGATGTCGTCTCGCGTGAACTGGCCGGCTTTATCCCGGCCGTAACGCTGGATGCTCAAGCTGAGCGCGCCGCGCTTAACCAAGCCATTCGCGTGCCAATCACCCCCGCTGCAGCCGCCGAAGATGTAACTCCGGGCCAACTGCCGCCGGATGATGGTGATCAGACCATCAACAACAATCAGATCGTCATCAGCAAATCCAGAACGGTGCCTTTCCGCTGGACTGGTGAAGAGCAGAAGGGCGTCAACTCCGGTCCCGGCTACTCGAACATCCGGCGCGACCAGATCGCTCAGGCGATCCGCACGCTGGTGAACGAGGTGGAGGTCGCGATCGGCGGCTTGTTCACCACTGTTTCGCGCGCTGAAGGTACGGCGGGCACCACGCCGTTTGCCTCGAATCTGGGTGACACCGCGCAGGTGCGCAAGATTCTGGCCGACAATGGCGCGCCGATGAGCGATCTGCAATGCGTGATCGACACCACCGCAGGTGCCAACATCCGCAGTCTGGCACAGCTGACCAAGGCGAATGAAGCCGGCACCACCGAGCTTCGTGCGCAAGGTACTCTGCTCGAGCTGCATGGCTTCCAGATGCGTGAATCGGCCGGCGTCAACACGCATGTCGCCGGTACGGGCGCGAGCTACGTGACCAACGGCGCGCTCGGCAAGGGCGCAACCACGATCAACGTACAGTCCGGTACCGGCACAATCCTGGCCGGCGATGTGGTCTCGTTCAATGGCGATCCGCGCAAGTACCTGGTGACGTCCGCACTCTCTGGCGGCGCATTCGCCATCGCTGCGCCAGGCCTGATGCAGGCGCTGAATACCGGTGCTGCGGTGACCGTGGCTTCCAGCTTCACCGCCAACATGGCATTCAGCCGCTCGTCCATCGTGCTGGCGACCCGCGCACCCGCTCTGCCGGAAGAGGGCGATATGGCGGCTGACCGCATGCTGATCACCGATCCGCGTACTGGCCTGACCTTCGAAGTGGCGATGTACCTCCAGTACCGCCGCGTACGCTACGAGGTCTCCCTGGCCTACGGCTTCGCCAACATCAAGCCGCAACACACGGCCTTGATGCTCGGCTAACCAAAACAGGCCACGGTTTGCGCCGTGGCCCGATTCATTCCCTCCGGAGATGTAAATGGCTGACTACCAGGAAGATTTCGACGACGCGTCCGAAGGCAAGCCGGCGGCGCCGAAAGAAAAGGCCTCCGCGCCGAAAGAGAAGGTCGTGAAAAACGTCAAGATGGTTCGCGATCCCGAGCAATACCCAGCGCCTCATACCGCTGACGTTCACCCGAACGAGGTCAAGAACTATGCCCTCGGCGGCTGGATGATTGAGTAATGCTCTCCGCCCAGCAAATGGCTGACGTACGTCGGTTTGCCGGGTATCCGCTGCTGGGCGACACCATAGCCGATGATTCGCGTGACTTCGCTT